TAAAGTATCATCTCTTGTTGGTAATTTAATTTTACCTGATGTTTTTTCCCAAATTGTTGCAAGATATTTTTTAATATATGCTACAGCTAATCTTCTTACTTTATTTTTAGATGGTGCATTTAAATTATCCCATTTTTTAATCCTAATAGGAACATCAGAAGGAAGTTTAACAATATCTTCGTTCTCTTCTAAGCATTGATCTCTACCTGTTGTATTTGTATCATAATAGAAATACCATACTTTAGAACCTTCTATTGTTTTGCCATATTTACCAACTATTTCTTCTCTAGTTCCTGGAATTGGATATAAGAATAATTTTTTAGTTCCATTTGGGCCTGGTGCAATACGATAAGATAATTCACTTTGAATAATCTTTTTCTTTTGCAATCTATCCATAGTGCCTAAAATTAATGAGAATGATGGCAGCATTGCTTGTGCAGGTACATTACCATAATACCAACCTGTTGGCGCACCAAACCATCCACCACCCATACCAATAGGGTCAAGAATGTTAGTTGCAATTTGTGATGGTGTATACCAAAGAACTTCATTTATTTCTCTTCCTGCTGGTATTATATATACTTGTGTATCTGCGGAAATAGTAACATAATCACTTTTAAGTTCCCAATGACCTAATGAAGATATTCCTGTTTGTTTACCATATGCAATGGCAAACGATTTTTCAAAGTCTAATGACTTTGTTGTGAATGCTTCAACAAAATTAGATGAACTAATATCTAAACCTTCCAATGAGGACCATTGTTGTTCAATTAACCAATTATCTAAATAAGAAATATAATCTTCTATAGCCATTTCAACATAAGTATCAATAATATCATCTGTAACCCAATCGTTATAATCACGAACAGGTTCACCTATTGATACTCTGACTTGTCTGTAAAGTTTTAATTGCTCTTGTGAATCTTTAAAAATCATTATGACTTATTTATTATAAATAGTCATGATATCATCTATGCTTTTTAATTCATTCACTTCTTCAATCTTTTCTACAATTTCATTTTTAGGTTTTTTGGTTTGTTGAATTCCACGAAGAGAGTTAATTTTTTTACTGATATTGTCTTCAAGTTCTTTTTTCTCTTTTTCAATTTTTTGATTTAACTCAAATAACATTTTTTCTCTTTCCAAAAATGTATTCTTTATTTGAACAAGAATATTAAATAGTTCATCAGTATGTTCAATCGATTTCAAAAGAAATTGGTAGATATTATATTGTCTACCATCATCTTCAAACGTTTTCTTTGGATTTTCTAAGATATAAACTTCGTTCTCATCAAAGAATGGTGTTAAATCCCAATCTGAAGGGAATGACATATATACATCAACAAAATCGTCAAAATTAATTTGAACGACATAGTCTTTAAGTTCTTCAATTATTTTTTTAAATTTCATAGTAATATGTATGTAAATATATAAGTTATTATTAAATAAAAATATTGTTTTTCCCCTTTTGTTAAAGATTCAGATAATTTTTCTTGTCTTCTAATACATTTAAGAAAAATGTATGTTATGTAAATAAAATAAAATATTGACCCTAGAAAAATAAATTTTGGCATAAATATACCAAAAAATTTTATAATTAATTCTATCATATAAACTTACCTTTACTTGTTATTAATTTATTTAGTTTTATTATTGGTGTTGTCTTTTTAATCTTATTATCATTCATTGTTTTTTCTTCTTTTTGAGGCTCTGCAACTTCTGAAATCTTATAAACATTTGGAGATATAATATCACCACCAATAATATTATATGTTTTTGTTGTTTTATCAATTTTTAAAGTTAAGTAATTTTGAGATGCATTTTCATCAGTTGTTGAACATTTAAAAAACCTAAATTTACCATTTATTGCATTAAAAAAGTTTACTTTCAAATAAAAAGTATCTTTACCTTCATTTATAAAATACGATGGTATATAAATATTTACAAATTCTTTTACTATTTTTTTGGATACATCAAAAAATATATTTGTTGTTGTATCTTTTACTATTTTAGACATTTTAATAAAGTTTCTTGATATTAATTCTTGATTAATATCTTCAAAAGAATCATATAAATCAAAAATATAATAACTTTCTTCAGTATATACACTTGTAGCTGTTAAATAAAAATTTGTAAACCCAACACTATTATATGAATCAGTATTATTAAAATATCCTCTTAAATAAAAACTTTGACTTGGAATAAAAGATACATATTCTAAATCTTTTTCTGCTGCTCTTGATTCTTCTAAAAATTTATTAAGTTCTGAATCAACATATTTTTTAATAGATTCACTTTTAGGTATAAAATCATGTTTTTGATTTATATCAAAATTTAAAGATAAGTTATTTATTTTATCGGTTACAAGAGTTAACATAATTTATTAGGTTCTTTAGGTACTATTTTAATATTATTTTTGTTAAATATAAAATTTTGATCTTGAAAATTAAGGCCGAATTCTTTTAATAATGTAGCAGTATTTTTGTCAGATAAATCTGGTTTTAAATAAAATCTAATATCATTAAAGTAATAATGTGTATCATTTAAAAAGGGAAAATCATAATTTTCAGGATTACCATATACCATTAAATCTCTCCAAATAGTTCCACCACTAATTTTTACTGCATTGTCAGGTGGTATTGGATTTGATTTAACAAAATCATATATTTCTTCATTTGTTGTTTCATATTTCTTTAACTCAAGTTTATAAAATGGGTTAAACTTAAAATAAAAATCAATTGTTAGTGTGTTATTATTTATTATATAACTATATGAACTATAGTTATCGTTAATATTTTGTGTTGACGTATTTGTGTCAACCAATTGTAATTTAATTACATATTCTTTCTTAACAATTTCAGTAAATAAATATTCTTCTCTATCAAAATATATAATATTGCCTGTAAAAGACGATTTAGTTAAATCTAAATTAATTATTTGTTTTATATTATAATCACTATTACCAATATCAAGATAATTTCTTATAAATCTTTTATTTAAATTAATATTATTATCGGTAATTTTTATGTCATATGTTTTAAAAAAATTATAAGTTTTTGCAGAAACAAATTCATTAAATAATTGAATTGTATCAAAATTACTTCCAATGATTAAATTATTTATTTGATTATTTGAAAATGTTATTGCTGAATATCCTAATTCGGTATTAATATCCAATGTATTTATATAATCTTTATTTAAAAATACTTTTTCATAAACAGTTAAATTGTTTTTAGGTATAAATCCTAAATAAACATAATTATTGTAAAATAACTCATTGTTTATTTTATATAATTCATAAGGATTTAAATTTAATGTATCAAATTTAAAATTATAAATTTTTTCATCATATATGTTTTTAGAAAAACCAAAAAATGATAGTCTATAAGATGAATTATCTGTAATTGCTGATAAATTCTCAATATAAGTATCATTTGTACTAAAAACAGTATATTGATTTATTGTTTGTTTAAATATTTTTAAATCAAAAAAATCTTGGAAATTAAATCCTGTTTGTTTATAATCATCATTGAAAAAATCGATTATTCCTGTCTGTGTTGTTTTTTTATTTGTTAAAAATGAAACACAATTAATATTACCATATATTCTATATTTTGAAGATTTATTTCGTTCTTCATTAAATAACTCAGTTAATGAAACAAGTTTACTATTATTAAATTCATTTAAATCATTAAAATTTGTTTTTAATAATAAATTAAGAGTTATATCTTCTTCATTTGCAAGTAAATATCTTTTATCAGGTTTAATTTGTTCCATCTATATTACTTTTGAATCAACTAAATATTGTATTATATCATTATTATTTGCACCCTTTAAAAAATAATAAGAAACAGTATCATTCCATGTTGAGGAATTACCATTATTACCTAATCTTTCTTGATTAGTAATATTGCCACTTAATAAATTATTGCTGCTATTAAGGTTTTCTTCTCTTTTATATCCTTTACCTATTAAATTTAATGAACTAATAGTAAAACCTAATTCAGGTCTTCCAAAGAAACCTATTAAATCTGTTTTATCAATCTGAATAAAACATGTCTGAATTTTTTCACCGTATGCTAACCATTTATTATTTTTTTCTTTACCACCAATAGGATTATCATTGTCTTTTAAAAAATTTTTTTCTACAATCCAAGACTCACAAACTCTATTTTTACTGGGATTTCTTTTAGTTTTATACATAAAATTGATGAAGTATAAACTAAGATTCATCCATTGATTTTTTATTGAAAAAGCTTTTACATAACTCATATCTTTTATATTTTTATTTTAAAATTAATATTCATTCCAAGGGGACCATTTTCTAAGCAAGTTATAAGTAGTTGCGCTAAATGGGTCTGTGTTTATTATTGCGTCACATTGCCCATTATTTCTTTTTTGACTAGTTATTAATGCGTTAGTAAAAGTTTTTGCTACATCGTCCCCTTCTAATCCTGTATTTGCATCATCTATATTGTAGTTTACAATTAAGTCACATTGTTTTTCAGAAACAAGAGGAAGAAGAGAATAATAAGTTTTAATATCTGTATTGTTTCCAAAATTAACATCAAAAATAAGATAAGTAAAGGCTGCATCTTCATATGTATGCACTGGTGCTGATTTTAAAACAGATGCAACAATTCCATCTGATGTATTCATTACCATGTTTTTGATTTTAAAATTAAATTTATGTGCTGAATTATAAACATATTTATTAACAGATGTTTTATCAAATTTTAATACTATTTTAATCGTTAAATCACTTAAATATCCATTGTAACACACATTCCAACCTATTTTTTTAACTGCTGTATTATTTTCAATTTCACTAAAGGTAGCACCTATTTTATAAAAATCAACAGAATCGGGTAATATAACAGATGTTCTTAATGCATCAATAAATATCTTTTGAACTGCTGGGTTATTAAAACTCTTAACAAATAAATTATAGGTTGTATCTTGAGTCATATCTAAAGCAGGAAGAAGATTATAATACTTATATGAATATAAAATAGTATTTGCTAAAAAATTAACATCAAATATTATATAATGAGAAATAGTATCAGCATAATATGATATAGGTTTTATATTATTTACATATGCTACAATACTTGAACCAATCGGTTTTGCTTGGGTATAACCTAAATTATTTAAGACCACTCCTTTAGAAAAAATATCATTATCTCTTAATTCTAATCTATATTTATGGCCTTGATCATAAACAAACTGCGGATTTGCACTTTTAAAATAGACTAATTTAATTTTAACACTTAAAATACCAGAAGCCAAATTTTCATAAGCCATATTCCAACCTGTTTTTGTAACTGCTGTATTATTTTTAATACTGTCGACTGTTGTATTAATATCATAAGTATAAAATAGATCAGGAGGAACAATAGGCGGTGGAGGAGGTTGTGTGCTATTGTCTCCAGTATTGTTTTCATCACCTTTTTGATTTCCATTAGCACCTTCCGAACTGAAGACAACAGAATTATCTACATCAATACCTAAAACAGTTACATGGTTATAAAAATCTTTATATCTTGTGTCACCAGTATTATTATTTCTAGCATACGAAACTGTAACGCTTGCTTCTTCAAATCCACCAACAAACAATATATTGGTTTGTTCATCAAATCCTGTTGTAACATTTTCTAATAATAATCCTTCTGTTTTTTCATTTTCAGATGACATTGTATCATATCTTACAGAATTCTTTTGTGCAACGCTATATATATTCCCATAGTCAAATTTATAATGTTTCCAAACCCATTTATTAAAATTACTAGTAGGACTATTAGGATCTCCATATGAAATAAATTGTGGTATTTTCAATGCTATTTTACCTGTTCTATTTCTGGTTGGTGGATTATCAATTGGTGCATCATTTGTTACATAAAAATAACCCCTAAAAGATGTAAATATACCTTTTTCTGATGTATCATCAACAGGTATTAAATCGCCATTTTCATTTGTAATAACTTTATTTCTATTACAAGGTAATAACACAATAAAACTACCATTATTTTGATAAAAGCAGTATTTTTCATTTGATAATAATTCAATATCTTTTTTATATGAATAATCAGTAAATATTTGATCATTATTAGATATTGATTGTGCTTCTTCATTTAATATTTGTGCTTTTGATTCAGGTATTTCTCCTTTTATATTAAAAATTTTTAAATCTAAATTTCCCTTTTGGTGTGATTGTATAAAATAATCATCATTTAAACCTGTTAAAACAGATAACGCATCTTTTATTTTACATACATTTGTAGCACCTAAGTTAATAAATTCAAAAGGGCCATAGTCATTTTTACCACCATTATATTGACAATATTTATTTATAAGTAATCCTAATACCTTAAAAAATGGTACAATATTTTTAACTTGCATACAAAAAATTAAACTATTACAATCTGGGATAGGAGCAGGTTGTAATCCAAAAGAGAAACCGAAAGTTAATGTCCAACTAAGAACAGATACAGGTATACATATTCTAACTCTAAGTGCTAAACCGAAAAAAGAATTACCATCAAGTGCTGTATTTGTATCACAACCAATACAAAGATTTCTAAGCCCATAACATACTCTAAATATAATTCTATCACCCCACCATGAACCATTGTTTTGTGTAAAAAAATTACCAACAACGGTACTAAATGGTTTAATTTTTTTAATAAGATTAAAATCTAATCTATTAATTCCAACATTAGCATTACTTGTATTTTGACTCCATAAGGGTTTAACTGTAATTGCGTTATTTTGTATATCAATATTTGGTAATCTTTCTAGGGGTATATCTTGATTTATTTGAGTACCATTTTCTGTAAAATAATTATCAGGATATCCTTCTAATTTCAATAAAGCAGCACAACTTGAAAATCTACCAATATCTGTGATATCACAAGACATATTAACTGTATAACTTTTATTAGCAGGAACGGTTAATATATAATCACCACTTTCATTTGTAACTGTTGTAAATTTTAAATATTTTTCATAAACATATGCAACAGTTTCATTTACTAGTATTTCATCTTTTTCAGGGAATGTACCAACAGGGGTTATAGGTGTTGCACCAATACCATAAATATTATCAATAAAACCATTAACATTTCTATTTCTTGAGTATTTTGGTAATAGATTATATATTTTACCATTTCCATCATTATCAAATACAGTTTGAAAAGGATATAATGCTGTTGCTTCTATTTTTTTAATATCCTCTAAAGTTGTGGGATTAGTTATATCTTCTTCATCTAATGGTATAAAGACAGAAACTTTAGCATTTGGAATTCCAATACCTTGACCTAATACTCTACCAACAATAATCCCATAATCAGCATCAAATAATCTATACAAATCTTTTTGAAAGATTTTTAAAGATAATATATCCATAGATTCATAAGTCTGTCCAAGTTTAACATTAATATACTTATCACCAATATTCGTATTTACTCTTATGGATTTCCTATGTTCACTATTATTTTTTAGAAAATTAAAAATTCTCATGATATTTTTTAATAAATAGTTCTGAACTATTTATATAAAATCATCCTAAGTGGCAAAAAAGATTAAATACGTTGGTATTAAACCAGTTAATAAAGATTCTTTATCATCATTTTCTACATTTAATGATACTTATCAAACAAGTATCTTTAATGGTGATATTAAACTATCAACTAAGTTTTCAACTAATTTTACAATAAAAAGAGAAAAGAGAATTATTATAACTCAGAAAAATGTGTCTTTAAGTGATTTAAAGATTACTGATTTAGATGGACTTAATAATTTTATTAAAACAACTAATAAGTTAAAACTTAACCTTGATAAAACTAACTTATCGAATTATGCTATTTATGGGTCTTTAAAAGAAAAATATAGGGTTGCCATAAATAATATTATTAACAAATTTCCTGGTGGTTTATTTATTAATACATATATTAGTGGAACACCATATAATAATGTTTTAAATTATTTTTATAATGAAAATGATTCAGTTTCAACTTTTAGGATACCCATAACAGTTGTTGAGAATCCATATTTTATTAATTTAAGCACATTTAATGCACTTAATTCAAAAAATATTGATAATCTTGTAAATAGATATGAAGATTATACAATTTTGTATAATGGTATTGACTATGGTATAAATGGCTTTACAGGGTTTACTAGTGGTAATTCATCTTATTTATATTTTAGTGTTCTTGGTGACCCATTTGGTGATTTTTCATCATCAACAATTAGTGATGATTTTATTATTAAACCCAATGATATTGAATTTAATAAATTTTACAATTCATTAAATGAACTTGAAAGATATTTTTTAAATAAAAATTCAAACCCTAAATACACTTTTAATTTTAAAATACCTGAAGTTGATGAGGATGGTAATTTATCTTTTTCAGAGTATAAATTTAATTTTCCTATTAGATATGATGGTTATAATTTAGATACTGAGTCTGTAAATTATATTGTCTTTCTTGAAAAACTATTTCAAGTTGGTGATTTATATGATGAATATAAATCAAACTTAATATTAAGAAAATTAATTCCCAAAACTTTAATTGATTTAGATATCTCTGATTCATATAAATCAGAATCAATGTTTAAAATTTATGGAAAAGAAATTGATGAAATTAAAATGTTCATTGATTCTTTAATGAATATTAATCTTGCAACATATGATAAGGTTAATAATATCCCTGATACATTAATTAAAAATCTTGCAAGAACTTTAAGTTGGAAAGCAAGAAATATTATAAATGATAAAGATTTATTATCTTCAGTTTTTGCTAACGACAAAAGTGGTGATACTGATATAACAGCATCTCTTGCTGAAATTGATATTGAACTTTGGAGAAGACTTGTTATTAATACATCTTGGTTTATGAAATCAAAAGGAACAAGAAAATCAATTGAAACTATTTTTAGTTTTATTGGTGCGCCTGATTGTTTGGTTGTATTTGATGAATATGTTTATGTTGTTGATGGTAGAATAGATCCAAAATTAGTTGACCCATCTATATTGATAGATCCTAATACAGATGAAGTAATACCAATACCATATGATGAAGATGGTTATCCTGTTGCACCAAAACCAACAAGTACAATTTATTTTCAATATAATGGTAATGAAGATTCTGGTCAATCTTATATTGACCTTTATAGAAAACTAAAATTTAATGTAACAAAAACAATTGATAATAAAAAATCTTGGGTTTATTATGAAAGCGCAAATACGCATTCATCAAGTGGTAGTAATACTTATTATAAAGTTAATGATTCAAGATTATTAATAAATACAAAAGAAGTATCAATAGGTTTAGATATTGCAACAGCAATTGAATGTGATGTTTATAACTTCAACAAAGAATATAATTACCCTGTTTCAAATACAGGTAGAACTTCTCCATATCCACAAAGAGAATCAAATATATTTGATGCAAATGATTTAACTTTTGCACAATATATTGAAAAAATATATTCAACATTCATAAATGCACAAAATAGAAAAGTTACTGATTCTGCAATTGGTTCTTATTATCCATCATTAACAAAATTATATTATGATTATCTAAATGAGTCATTTAATGATATTGGTCAAGTATCAAATAGAAGAAGATTTAAAGAATTATTAGATTATGTTAATAATTTAGATTCAATATTTGATGAATTTGTTAGACAATTTATCCCTGCTACTACAATATTTACAGATGGTGGAACAAAAATTAGAAATACCATATTTACACCACAAAAATTTGTTTATAAACAAGGTATTGATGATGGGTCTGAATTTGAAACAGGTTTTAAAACACCTGCTGAAACGTCACAATCATTGGTTATTATTGAAAGCGATTTTTTTGATACTATTGAAGAATCATTAACATTAGCAACAATATCAACAACTGTAAATATTAGTAATGGTAATATAATAACAAGTAATTTTGCTACTGTAAAGCAAAATCTAAATTTACAACCAACTTGGGATGCTGTAATTTGTAATACTGAAACATCTACTTTTAATATTACTGGTGCTACAAAAATAGAATTATCAAGTTTGACAAATAATTCTTTATATAATAAATCATCAGGAACAGGTCATACTGTTTCATTTAATTTTACATCAGGAACTCAAACATTAACAGCAACAACAACTGAATTTTATTATGGTATTCATAAATATAATAACTCACCTACTGTTTTAGGTTTTGACGATATTCCTGTATATACATTTAGTGCAACTTCTACAGCGTTTACAACATCGACAACAATATCAACATTAATTGCTGACTCATTATTAAGTTGTGATTCTGAATATATTATAAAACCATATTTTAAATATCAGTCATGTCCCCAAGAAGGGCAATTATTTACACCAATAATACCATACACAATGTATGATGAGTTTATTTATTCAGGATATACAACAGGTACTTACATTAATAATGGTAATACAAAATCTTATAGTGATAGTCCTATATTTTTTGATTATACTAAATTTAGTTTATCTTCAGGTTCTACAATTTCTTCATTAATACCTAATACCGATTATAGTGCATTATTTAAAAATTATAATAAGGATGCTGATTATTATTTTGTTTCAAATTGTAAGCCTGATGAACCTATTTTGAATATTAATGTTATACCAGAAACAGAAGGATTGGTTGTTGAATCAACTATTATTAGTGTATTAACATCTGATACATTTATATTACAATATGAACCAATAGGTGATGTAATTGTAGCTATTAATGGTGTAACAATATTAAAGGGTGTTGAATATGATAATGATGGTACTATACCTTCTCCTACTATAAGAAATCGTACCATTAAATTATTTCAAAGATTAACATCTGCACATGGTGACGTTGTAACTGTTTCATACTATAAAAATCCAAATACTAATAATAGAATAGTAAAAGAAGATTTTCAATATACTGGTTCTACAAATATAACATTTAATAATGCAACTTCAAGATATGAAATTGATTTATCATATAATAGAATACCTAATAGTGAACTTATTGTTTATTGGAATGGTGTTTTAATGTCTACAGGAGATTATACTGTTTCTTCTTTTAATAATAATAAAATTGTTTTAAGATCAGGAATAATTCTTTCGAATGGTGATACACTTTCTGTTGTATATTTTGCACCTTATGGTGGGGGTGGTACAATTGTCGCAACAGGTCCAACTTTCACAATTAATTGGTCAATACCAAATCAAATACAAAATAATATTATTGGTAATTTTACTCATGAATTTTACGATTTAGTAAATACTGGTTTAACAGGTACAACTATTTTTAGTGTTGACACACAATACAGTTTTGTAAGTGCAAGTTATTCAGAAACTTTTAATTGGACTGTAATTAATAATTCAATTTCCCCTCTATCAATATATGGCAATTCATATTATTACAGAATTGCATCCAAAAAATATTTTAAAACAATAAATAATATAAATTTAAGTTCTGTTACATATAGTCAGACTTATATAATGAATATCCCATCATAATATGTATAATACGGAAGGTGAATTAACTCACGGTAAAAGTTATCAAAAAGGTTCATTTGGTACAAATGTTCCTCCTGCAATTAATAAAAATATTTATATGGCTAAAGTTATAAGTGTTGAGGATAACTTAAATGCTGGAAGGATTAAAGTATTTATTAGTGGTATTGATGAATCAAAAAGTGATTTGCCATATGCATATCCTTTAATGTCAAGGATTGTACATGTAATGCCAAAAGTTGGTGAAATTGTTTTAGTATTTTTTGCCGATGCAAAAAAAAATAGTCAATCACAAAAATTATCTAATAGATTTTGGATTGGTCCAGTAATAACAAATTATGAATATATTGAAAATGATAATAATGATTATTCTTTTTCACTAGATACAGTTTTAACAAAAAATACTAGTGGTGACCCATACCAAAATAAAGTTCGTGTTGCAAATAAAAAAAGTAAAGAAATAAATATATTTCCTGTTGATAATACAACACCACCATTAAAACAAGGAAATTTAGGTGAAGTAGGTGTTATTGGTAGAAATAATACAGATATTGTTCAATCCGATAATAAAGTTACTACAAGAGCAGGTAAACATTTAAAAAATAAACCCGATAAACAAAATAATCAAAACCCTGCTTATTCAGTTTTAGAATTCGTTGATGAAAATAGTTCATATGGTTTAACAGCAGGTGATGAAATTTATTTAATATCACATAAAGGTAGATTTAAATTTAAGAAAGTGCTTACTGATAGTGATTTAACTGATTTAAGACAAAACACTCAATCAATGCTTTATGGTGAATTAACTATTCAGTATTTAAAAACTTTAACAGAAGTTTTTTTAAGTCATATTCATCAACATCCACAAAAAGAACCAACATATAGCCCAAATTCAAAATATAAAATTGAAGATTTAAGAAAGGAATTACAAAACATTGAAAAATTATTAGCTAAAAACCTAAAAATTAACTAATGTTTGAAATTAAAAACTATTTATAATAAACTATTATAAAATGGCAAATTTTAATTTTAAATCCCCTAGCGTTAAATTTCAAGAAATAGACAGAAGTTTCGCTTCAACCCCATCATTAGGAATAACTTCAGTTGGTATGGTTGGTGAAACCTTGAAAGGGCCAGCCTTTTCACCTGTTTTAGTTACAACAAAAGCTGAGTTTAGAAGATATTTTGGTGGTACATCTACCGAAAAATATTCAAATGGAAATATGAAATTCTTAGCACCAACATATGCAAATTCTTTCTTAGAAGAAGGTGACCAATTATATTTTACAAGAATTCTTGGAAAATCAGGATATAATGCAGGTAAAGCTTGGGCCATTACTGTTGGTGGTAATTGTTTAACTTCTACTTCAGCACAAACATCGGTATTTTCATCTTCAACAGGGACTACTAATATTAGTACCACAAGTGTTACATTTACTTCAAATTCTGTAGGTTTTAGTTTTACGATTACAGGAAATGGTGATTATAACAATGTTTCAGGTATTTCTTTTGTAAGAAATAATTCTGGTGTATTTGAAGCATCTAGTGCTTATCTAACTATTTCTAATTATATAGATAAGACAATAAATACTGCAACTAGCGCACAAACTCAATTTAGTAGTGGTACTGTAACAAATAATACAGGCAATACTTACTTAGGTATTACGATAACAAGTGCAACAGGTTCATCATTTACTAATTTTAATAATCCTCCTATTGTATTTGCTTTTGATTCAATAAAACAATATTATACGGCTGCAACAAATTATCTTTCTGTAAGTGGTTATGTTCAAAGTTCGCAGACAAGTTATATTCTTTATAGTAGCTATACATTTAGTGCAGCTTCTACATCTGTACCTATTTCGGGATTAGCTTCATTTACTTCTTTTACTTATACTGCTCAAACTGACCCAACTTATGATAACATGGTTGTTGCAATTTTAAGAAGTAGAGGTAGTGGTTTACGAGATGCTGCTACATTTAATGTAAATGCAGTAACAGGTACATTTAGTAATACAATAGGAAGCCCACTTTCAAACTTTACGTTAACTGCGGTTGGTGCAACTTTTACCGAAAATTTACAATTTAATTTAGATGTGACTTCTTCAAGTTATATTTCTAAAGCAATGGGTTCTAAAAACTCAGATGCAAAATCAAATTTATGGGTTGAAGCTGTTTATCCTGATTTAATTAGAAAGGTTGCTACTGAAAATAGTATTGCTTCTATTAGGAATGTTGTTGCGTTTACAAGTGGTACTTTTTCTGATTATAAAGCACAATATACAAATCCTGAAACACCTTGGATTGTTTCTGAAATTAATGGTAATAATATTACTAGATTATTTAAATTTATTTCATATTCAGATGGTAATGTTGCCAATAAAGAAATTAAAATTGCAATTGAAAATATTAATCTATCAACAAAAGAATTTGATGTAGTCATCAGAGATTATAACGATACAGATGCAAATCCTTCAATTCTTGAAAGATTTGGAAGATGTGTTTTAGACCCTAATAGTAATAACTTTATTATGAGAAGAATTGGTGGTGTTTATAGTAATGCCGATACTTCATTCTTAGAAGATGCTAGGTCTGCTTATGTTTATGTGAATGTTAATGTGAATGCAGCAACAACATCAATTCCTTGTGGATTTGAAGGTTATAATTTTAGAAATTATACTCTGGGTGGAAGTAGTACAGCAAGTACCCCTGTTATGGTTTATAAGAAAAGTTACAGTGCTACTGATAAACCTTTGAAAACATATCTTGGTATTTCAGAAAAAGCATTTGATACATCATCAACTAAAGGTTTATCTATAAATGATGACTTATTCAAATATTTGGGTGCTGTGGATTCAGCAGGTAGCTACACAAAAACTAAAGGTTTCCACTTAGACTCACGTGTAACAAGTACTTATGTTGATGCAGCAGGTAATACAATTGGTCAATTTGAAGTTGGTACAGGACCAATTAGTAGTCCTGTTGATGTACAATCAGGTGCTTATCAAGATATAACAAAACGTAAATTTGTTCTTGTACCTTATGGTGGTTTTGATGGTTGGGATATCAACTATGAAGTAGCTGCTGGTAGGAGTATAACTTCTGCATTTGCTCTTGGTGGTAATTCTTATTTTGCAGATTCTGATTATAATGCTTACTTAGAAGCTTATCAAATTTATGAAGATACAGAAAGAACACCAATTAATTTATTTTCAACACCTGGTATAAATTGGAGTAATAATTTAGGACTTGTTGAAAATGTTATTACTATTGTAGAAGAAATACGTCAAGATGCTCTTTATATTATTGATGCTCCTGATGCAAATCTTAACGATACACCTACAGTAGCAGCAGGTGATTATGGTGATTTATTAGAGTCAACAGGTATTGATTCTTCTTATGCTGCCACTTATGTTCCTTGGGTTAGAAGAAAAGACCCTGATTCAAATACAAACATTTATATTCCACCAACAGGTGAAATATTAAAAGCTATGGCTCTTGCTGATAGAACTTCATTTATTTGGTTTGCAACAGCAGGTCTTAATAGAGGTGGGTTACCAAATGCTAGAGATGTAAGAAAAACATTTAAAGAATCTGATAGAGATACATTATATCTTGCAAGATTAAATCCAATTGTTAAGTTTTCTAATAATACACCTGGTATATTCATTTATGGACAAAAGACTTTACAAATAGCTGATTCTAAACTTGATAGAATTGATGTAAGAAGACTTCTTCTTTATGCAAAACAAATTATTTCTTCTCAAGCTAGACTTTATTTGTTTGAACCAAATGATGATGTATTAGCAACTAATTTTATTGCTGAATCTAATAAGAAACTAAAAGTTATTCAAGATAATAGAGGTTTACAAACATTCAAAGTTAGATTAGACAATACGTTAAATACACCTGAAAGTAGAGATAGAAATGAAATCTACTTTGTGATTGACTTGTTACCAATAGGTGCAGTTGAATTTATTGGTCTAACATTTGTTGTGAATAAATCTACAACCTCAATTCAATTTAATGGATAATAACAATTAAAAGAAACTATTTAAAATAAAGAAATAAAATGCCACAAGGATTTAGAAATGTACCTACCCAATATGAACCTCTCAGACCTAATAGATATGAGTTGTTCTTCCCACAAGATATAGAACTAAGTAAATATACTTGGATTGTTAATGCAGTTGATAGACCTAAAATGAAAGTTAACTCAGTTCCAATTAAATACTTAAACTATGAACAAAAAGTTGCAGGTCATGTAACTTTTGATGACCTAACTGTTGAATTAATTGATTTGCAAGGCCCATCTTCTGCTCAGTTAATTTTAGAATGGTACAGGTTATGTGCTGAAAACTTAACAGGTAGAATGGGTTATGCTTCAGGTTATAAAAAAGATTTAAGACTTGTTGCTCTTGACCCAACTCTTGTAGGTGTTCAACAGTTCACAATTTTTGGTGCTTTCATCTCTAATCTTGACTTCGGTAAAAACGAATATACTAGTGATGAAGTTCAAAAAATTTCATTGACACTTAGCTATGATATAGCTGAAAATAATTACTAAAAACAGTAATATTCTAAAATTAAAAGTCCCATTGGTTTCCGATGGGACTTTTTTTGGTATAAAACTTGTATATTTATTTAAATAAAATAATTAATCTTATGTATAAATATAATTTAGAAAAACAATTAAAAGATAATTGGTTTAATACCAATGATACATTTTCATTGATTGAAAAATGGGTTGATGAAAAAAATTTAATTAACTACAAAAACTTCCATAAACAATTACAATTTGCAGGATTTGATAAAGAAGAAGTCTCTATATCTTATGAAAATGACTATTTGACAGTTGAAGGCAATTCAAGTATGTTAGATAATCAATATTGTAAAAAATATTATCTACCATCCACATATTATGATATTAATAATATTAATGTGAAATTTGAGAAATGTATTCTTACTATTGAATGTAAATTGAAAGAAGAGAAAGAATCAAAAGTAATAAAAATTATAATTAAATAAATTAAATTTTCCATTTAATTGTAATTACCTTACTTAATCTTTCAATGGAGGGATTGAAAGTTTTTTCATAAAGTTTTTTATTAGTGTAAACCTTTATGATAAAATTGAATTTCCCTCCTTTCTTTTTTAATGTATCTAATTTTAATATTTTTGTTTGAAACCCAATGTTATCTTCACTAATATAATAGTACTCATTATCATTATTACATTTTATTGTATGAATGTAATTTTTTTTATTTAAATCAATTATTTCAATTTTTTGAAATATACCACTCATTCTGAGATTTGTTATTTCAATTTGAATGTAATCATTTATCAAAACAATAGGAATACCTATTCTCTGACCATAAGTAACAAAACAAAAAAAACCCCAAATTATGGTGATTAGTATCGGTTTTCGCAAAATAATTTATAATCTTTTTCAAACATCCAATAAAAATTTTTATGTCTATTATAACCTTTAATTTTTAAACAACATTTTCTAACATATTGATAAGTATATTCTTCATTGTTTTTTAAATTGTATAAAAAATCCCAAATTTTAACAATTTTATAATTTAAATCAAGTTGATAAACTTTATCGACATATTTAAATCTACCATTTTTTTCTCCTTTTTTACATTCAGACCATTTTAAAAGTTGTTTATTTAAAGCATCTCCTTCTAAGTATTCTTTAAATTTTTTAGGTTTAGGTATTATTCCAGCTTTAAAAAACTCTTTTGTTTGTTTAGATTTATTTTTTCTAATTTCTAATTGTTTTTCTTGACTTAAAGTGGAGAAAATATTACCTCCTTGACCTCCTTTTGCGGTATTATATAAATTATTTTCTTGATTAATCAATTTTATTTCTTTATCATACATTTCTTTAGAAGTAATAAATTCAAATTTTATTTCAAAAATAAAATTATTTTTTCCATATTTATTCCATGCTCTTTGTAAATAGATATTTTCATGTTTTTGTTTATGTAATTTATAGATATGTTCTTTTTTTCTTTTATCGAAATTAGAAGAACAACCAATATATTTTTTATTATTGATAATATTAATTATATAATATATTATAAAATTCATTATCCACTACAATATACACAATCTTCAAATGTACTACCATTCATTTCTCTGGAAAGAATACTTTCTGTCCTGACATAGTATAGTGATTTTAGACCCTCTTCCCAAGCTGTATAATGAACTTTATTAAACCATTTAGGTTCTACATCGGCAGGAAAAAATAAGTTCAATGATATTCCTTGATCTACATATTTTTGCCAAATAGCAGCTTGTCTAACTAATTCTAACTGATTAATTTCATACGCTGTAAGAAAAACTTCTTTTTCTTCTAGAGTAAGGAACTCACACCATTGACAAGAACCTTTATGCTCTACTGCTAACTTATTCCAAAACTCAAATGTATTATGTTCTGGATATTTCTTAGAAATAAGTCTTTCAAAGTTATGATTTCTTCTAATAAAAGTACCTTTAGCTGATTGTTGAACCCAAGCATTGGCTACAATAGGTTCTAAACCTTGAGATACACCTCCACTAACTAATGAGTTTGTTGTAGTTGGGGCAATAGCAAATAAAGCTAAGTTTCTATTCTCATCACACCACTCAGGTTTACCTAAAAGAGTACCATACTTTTTATTATAAACCTCTCCTTGTTCTTTCATCCAAGAACCTATCTTATTAGATATGGCTCTGCTCTGAAGTGATACAAATGGTGTTTTCTTCTTTTGTAAGTATGTATGCCAACCAAGTATTCCTAGTCCTAAAAGTCTACTTTTTTTAGCAAATCTAACCGCATTATCAAATCCTGGTTTACCTTTAGCTTGGGAAATAAAGTAAGACATATTAGTATCTAAGAATAATAAAGC